CCCTGCTAGATGCTCTCAAATCCCGAGAAGAGGCCATTGATGAGTTAGAAAAGGGAATCCGCACGCTAGAATTGTTCCTCGCCGAAAAAACCGATTGCGGACGGAAAAAACCATGATAAAGGGGAAGGCTATGGAATATCAAACTCACCGCGAATTTGTCCGCAAACTTTGCAAGGCTGGATCAGTCATTGCCGAAGAACTCACGCCCGAAGATTGCCACCGCTTGCATATGGCCATTGGCATCAGTGGCGAGGCGGGTGAGTTACTAGATGCAGTGAAAAAGGCCACAATCTACCGCAAGCAGTTAGACATTGCCAACATTGTTGAGGAATGCGGCGACTTGCTGTTTTACATTGCCGGAATGCTCGACTCTATCGGCGTTGATATTGAATCCGCGATTGCCGCGAATACCTCGAAGCTTTCCATACGCTACGGGAAAAGCTACAGTGACGAATCAGCCATTGCGCGACTCGACAAGGTTGAGACGCTAGACAAAGACCACGGCGACGAAGTAAAGAAGCCAGAACCCGACGAAGATTTTAACGAGATCGTTCCTCGTGCTTGCAATATAGAAGATGAAGAATGCGAATCTTGCCAATGAGCGACAAATCACAAGACTATTGGGAAGGGTTCGCCGACGGACAGCGCGACATTGAAGCACAGTTAGACATCGAGGAAAGCTACATCGACCCGAACGATTTCATTAACTCGCTCGATTTGTATGCGGGTTGGCTCATGGGACTGATTCAAAACAATGGGAGCGATGAAATAGACGACGAGGGCGCGCCAATCTACGCGAAGTATTCCGATCCTACCATTGCCGGAATCGCCGCAGCATTCACCTATGCTAGACTTTTGCGCGTGGTATCGGCTTGCATCTTTCGACTAAATCAAGGTGACTTTACCGAAGAGCATTTCCATCACGAATTGAATCATGCATTGCATATGCTGGAAACGAGCAGCAGTGAGGTGCTGGAATATGAAGACTGAAAAGCAAGTGACCGAACTTGCGGAGAAATATCACGCATTGATAGCAGGAGATCATCACAAAGACCGAGATTGTCACTGGCGCATTGAAACCCGTTGGAGCTACGGCAAGCCGCCTGTTTTCATTGTCGAACATTGCGGATATTTACACGAAACGGAGCGTGCTATTTTCGACAAATACGAAACGGCAATGGCATTCTTGCGTGATGAGTTAAAAGATGCGATAGAAATAGAAGAGTTTCACAAGGCACAAATGGATGGCATTAGATTTCCCGACGACATTCCCGGAGAGTTGCGAGCGTTTGAACTATGAACTGGAATGAATATGCGTTAGAGTTGGCAACGATAGCCGCGAAGAAAAGCAAAGACCCATGGAAACAGGTTGGAGCCTGTTTGCTTCGCCATGACAACACAGTTGCAGGAATTGGCTACAATGGTTTCCCCGCTGGGATGCGTGAGGATTGGGTGGATCGAGATAAACGGAGGCTCTACATCGTCCACGCCGAGCAAAATGCGTTGCGTTATGTGAAGCCAGATGAGTGTTCGACGATTGCCGTGACATTGCTTCCATGCAATGATTGTTTGCGTTCCATTGCATCCTATGGAATCAAAACAGTGATCTATCGTGATATTTACGACAGGGACATCACGAGTATTTCACTAGCGCAAGACTTCGGAATAAAGTTGGTGAGGATGCAAGAGAAAAGATTTTCGTCATATTGGGATCATTCAACAAAGCCGTCGATGTTTGTCGTGAAAGAAAATGGAGTTGAGATTTATCGGGGAGGATATACAGAAGGGGAAAAGCTTTTAGGAAAATAAATATATGAGATTCCACATATTAGGACTTCCTCACACAGTCACATCGAAAGAGTTTAATGCCTGCGCCTATACTCAGAAGGTTGTAAAATTCGGCAAGATGATGGTGGAGCGAGGCCATGAAGTGATTCACTACGGCCATGAGGATTCACAGCTTCAATGTTCCGAACACGTCACAGTGTTGACGAACGATGACTTCCAGAAAAGCTATGGTTCGCATGACTGGAGAAAGACATTCTTCAAGTTCAATATGCAGGATCACGCTTATCAGACTTTTTTCAGGAATGCGATTGAAGAGGTAGGAAAAAGAAAGTTGAAGCATGATTTTATTTTGCCTTTCTGGGGTAGTGGAGTAAGGCCGATTTGTGACGCGCATCCTGACATGATTTGCGTGGAGCCGGGCATTGGGTATGCGGGTGGACATTGGGCAAGATGGAAAGTCTGGGAGAGTTACGCGATTTATCACGCTTATTACGGCTTACAGGCTGTTGGGAATTGTCGGCAAGACTGGTATGATGTTGTCATCCCGAATTATTTCGATGTGGAGGATTTCGAGTTTAATCCAAAGAAAGAGGACTACTTTCTGTATCTGGGCAGGGTTTATAGTGGAAAGGGTGTTGATGTAGCGATTCAAGCCACAGAGAAGGCAGGAGTGAAGCTAGTCATCGCAGGGCAGAAAGAAGAAGGATATAAATTGCCAGACCATGTGGAATATGTTGGGTATGCCGATGTGGAGAAGAGAAAAAAGCTAATGGCTAATGCCAAGGCAAGTTTTGTTCCTAGCCAGTATATTGAACCATTCGGAGGGGTTCAGGTTGAGAACTTGCTATGTGGAACGCCAACGATTACGACAGATTGGGGATCATTCACAGAAAATAACCTTCATGGCATTACAGGATTCCGATGCAGGACGATGGGTGACTTTGTGGATGCGATCAATAATATTGATGACATCAAGCCGATAGATTGCAGAAAGTGGGGCGAGAACTTCACGCTTGGGAAAGTTGCGCCGATGTATGAGAAATATTTCAGCGATGTTTTAGATGTCTACAGGGGCCAAGGCTGGTATTCTGATGGCAATGGATTGTATGCAGGAATGAAGAATTACCCATGAAAATAAATTTTTTAAAACATTGGTTTGAGATTTGGAGATTTATTGATGGCCATATATCATTTTTAAAATTATGAAAATAATTGATGTAGGTTGTGGGCCGGGGATTTATGTCCAAGCATTGCGTGAATTGGGTCACGATGTTATTGGCATTGATCCAGATAAGCGTTGTCCAGAAACAATCAAGTCGATGTTTGATGAGGACGGAAAGTATGACTTGGCTATCTGTCTGGAGGTAGCAGAACATATTGATCCGTATGAAGCGGATTATGTTGTAGAGAAGCTAACAGAGTTGGCTCCGACGATTATCTTCTCAGCAGCAGTGCCGGGGCAGGGTGGTCATGGGCATATTAATTGCCAACCAAAAGAGTATTGGGAGAATAAATTTGGTAAGCTAAACTTTGTCGTTGATAGAGAAGCAACGCAGAATTTCATTGACTTTATGCGTTCTGGATACCATATGGGATGGTTAGTAAATAATGTCCAGATATTTAAGTCATACGGAGATGTTTGCTACGATCAGATAATAAAAGAAGAAACGCCACAAGCTAAACGAGTTGCAGAATGGATAAATAAAAACATATGAAAGCTATACTTGAATTCAACCTACCAGAAGACCAAGACGACCATGCTTATGCTCTCCATGGATTGGATGCGTTGCTAGTCATTAACGACTTGGAAGAAGAGATTAGACGCAAGTTGCGATATGATACTGGCGAGTTTAAGGATTTTAATGTTGAAAGCTACGACGATGACGGAAAGCAAGTGAATCGTAGAGTTAAAGGTTGCTCCGATACACTGGAACAAGTTTGGAATGTCTTGCTTCGATTTAAGCAAGAAAGGAATTTGCCAGAGCTGACATGATTGGCGGAAGCGTCAATAGGGTTATCAAGTTAGCCGAGGAGATTCGGGAAGAGGCTGACAAGGATGAAGATGTAGGAATTGTCTATGCGGCAAAGCATATCATTCTTAACGCAGGTATTGTTAAAGGTAAGGTCGAGTTGGACATTCCGAAGTCAAAAGAAGTTGTGCAGTCTTATGTCCAGAGCTTGCTGGATGCAGACCAGTTTGAAGCTGCCGCTACTATTCTCTGGGGGCCACAAGTCTATGATTGGAGGCCAATGTCCAGTCAAAACACATGGAGATGCTTGTTCGATCACGACAAGTTGCTAATCCAAGGTGCAGGTGCAATGGGCAAAACATTCGGTGCGGCGGCTTGGTTCTTGTTGGATTGGATGCGTGATCCTCACTATACTTGTATTAAAGTTGTATCGTTGACAGCAGAACACGCACAACGAAATGTATTTGCAGCTATTAAGAAGTTTTATACTACTGCATTAGTCAGACCAGAATTTGAAGGAAGTGAGACGCTTGTAAAAAGCATCCAAGCAAATAACGACTCAAAAAACGGAATTCACCTAGTTGCTGTTCCAAGGGGTGATAGTGGAACTGGAACTCTCCGTGGTTTCCACCCTAGCCCAAGAAGTGGGAAATCCCACCCGAAATGGGGCAGGATGTCTCGGACTCATGTTGTGCTGGACGAAGCAGAAGAAGTCCCTGCTGGTGTCTGGGAAGGCTTGCAGAATATCTTGTCTGCGGCGGATACGGAAGGCGCAAAAGGTCGAATCAAGATTTTTGCGGCAAGTAACCCGAAAGATAGGACAAGCGAATTTGGCAAGCGTTGTGAGCCAACATCAGGCTGGGGGTCTATTGACTGCGAGGATGACTTGGAATGGAAAAGTCGTGATGGTTGGCATATCTTGCGATTGGATGCAGCTAGGTGCGAGAATGTGATTGAGAAGAAGATCGTATTCCCCGGTCTTCAGACTCACGAAGGCTATCAAGCCTACGAATCTAAGGGCAAGACAGCGGAATACTATACCATGGCAAGGGGATGGTTTCCTCAAGAAGGTGTATCCATGGCGATAATGACTCCAGCAATGATGGACAATGCCATGGGAATTACCCGCTTTATTGGGCCTGTAGTGCCTCTATGCGCGTTCGACTTGGCTTTGGAAGGCAATGACCAAGTAATCTGTTCTTTTGGCAGATTTGGGCTATCTGATGGCTATACGCCAATGAGTGGTAGATTTGTTGATTACAAGAAGCCAAAGGTTATCTTACAACTTGACTCACAGATTCCATTTCCAAAGGCCGCAACATTGGAGCAGTCCACAAATATTATCAAGTTCTGTAAGAATATGCGTATTGCTCCGAACTGGGTATGCGTTGACCGAACAGGTAATGGCGCAGGCATCCATGACTCGCTTTGCTCTGTGTGGGGTGATGTGCTTGGAGTGAATTACTCAACTGCCGCTACGGATACTCACATTCTTGGCGACGATTCATTGCCAGCATCACAACTTTATTCTGGTGTAGTGACTGAATTGATTTTCGGTCTAGCGAAGTATCTGGAGTTTGAGTATCTGAAAATCTCGCCGGGGTTCCGTAGCGAAGAGTTGGTGCGCCAAGCTACCGCGAGACGATACAAGCAGAAAGGCCAAGGCTTGGTTCGTGTGGAGAGCAAAGGCGATTATTGCAAGCGCACACGGCAACATTCGCCAGACGCATTGGATTCGCTTTCCTTGCTTGTGTTTCTTTTGAGACAACGAGGAGGCGCAATTGCGACGATGACGGATGCAAAGCCAGAATTGCCGACTAGAACAAAAGCCTTGCAAGGAATTGAAAAAATGGAATATGTAGATTTTTCTGAATAGATATGCCTAAACCAATCGAAGGACTAATTCCGCCCGGAGGACATCACTACATGGAGAGTGATGTTAAGATTACTGGCAGCAGTTACAAAAACCTACTTGAGAATGTAACGAATTATCGTGCAGAAAATCATATTTCACTAGGCGATGTAGAGGGTGATGTAACTAACTATATTTGTGGCAATTGGCCTCACTTTTGCCATGGTGTTGATATGGTTGTTGTAACGAGTGTAACGAGTCCTACAGGTCGAAGTGAGTTGATGAATGACATATCCACTTGGGCTAGGAACATCTTGCATTCCAACGAGAGGACTCAACTTGTTAGCGATGACTTGGCTGAACAACGAGCTAAGATTTGTAGGCAATGTCCAAATAATGTGAACTGGCGTGGAGGATGTTCTTCTTGCATTGCGGCAACGGATCGCATCTGTGCTAGTATCCGAAATGCTAGGGATACAAAATCATCACAAGTTCTAGGTGGATGTAAGTTATTGCGACACGATAACCGAACTGCGATTTTCTTTGACAAAGACAAGCTATCCGAATCAAATGATTTGCCAGAATTTTGCTGGTTGAATAATAAATAATTATGGCAGATGTTTTAAAACCGCTACCCGCAATTGTTACCGATACTTACGCTAACAAGGCTCCGCGCATTTCAGATCAAAGCAAACCAAGGACGCTAAACCTTGATATTGTTGATCCTTCTCCTACTAGCAATGGAGATACTGTTGATCCAAAGACGCTACAAGTTCGTCGCACATTCAAAGATGCTGCTCAAGCTCATTCTGCCTATCGTCGCCTAAAGCAACAGAATGTTGAGCGTAACCGCAAGAATCAACTGATTCAAAA